TTATAGAATGTCTGAAAATGAAACTGGAGGAACCAAAAATAAAAAATTAAACAACAATGTAAATGTGGATCGCGAATTTAAAAAACTATCATGCGGACCAACCCAAGAAAAAAGTTTCACGTGTTATACGACCAACGCTTTAATGCATCTTAGAGACAGCTGGAATGCGCGACATCCTGACGCCGCGATACAAAGCGACAATGTGGAAGAAATATGGCACGCACTAAAAACGGGATACGGTAACGTGTGCAATAAAGAATCCTGCTGGTTGCGCCAATTGGCATCTGCATCAAAAGAAGTGAAGAATTTATTCAACTATTTTGCACCGGAGAGTCCAAAAACATGGAAAAAAAATCCAAATGAGTGGTTGTCCAGTGTCGATATTGCAAAAGTGATGAAACAATACGAAGATACATTTCCGTCATTTGAATTTCTTGGTCCTTCTCCAATCGATTTCGATAAAACGCCAAAAGGAGAGAATTCGTGCGTTTTTGAAGAGTTGTGCGAGTTTGAATTGAAAAATTATCTCAATCCGGCTGATCCAAAACATAAAATCGGAATTATTTTTAATACGGATCCTCATTATTTGACAGGATCGCATTGGATTTCTCTCTTTATTGACATGAAAAAACAATTCATATTTTTCTTCGATAGCACCGGCGACGCACCTCCAAAAGAAATTACAAAATTTGTGAAAAAAATTATCAAACAGGGAAAACAATTTCACATACATTTCAAATACATTGTAAATCAGAAAGAACATCAAAAACGTAATACGGAGTGTGGAATGTACTCGCTCTTCATGATCATTAACTTACTCAAAGAAACGCGAACCCCTGAAGATTTTTTAACAACTCTTTTTACAGATAAAGAAATGGAGAGATTTAGAAGTATATTTTTTAATAAAGAAGAGTTGTAACTATCTATTCGTGTATGGTGATGTATCATGACAATGCATGCGCGCGCGCGATATATTGACCAAGGCGACAAATGATTAAATATTAAAAAATTATTATTTTTTATAACACTCGAATAAAAAATAATATTTACAAAATTATAGAGATAAAATTTAAGTAATAAAAAATGAAAATCAGAGAATATAGCAGAAAAAAAAATAAGTTACGTAAAATACCAAACCGGTATGTTCCCGAGCACTTGTCGAGCAAGGATAAACGAGTTCAGTTAAACATGTTGAAAAAGTCGAGACGAATGTATAAAAATAAAAAATATTTTACTCGGAAAAAGGTGGCATCGTTTAAAAATAAAAAATCGTCCCACGTTCAAAATGCAGAACGAATATACGGCGTGAAAAATGTCACGCCAAATCAAGACCTTGTAAAAAAAACCGGATGTTCTTTAAATGCTCTGAATCAGATCGTTAAAAAAGGCGAAGGTGCCTACTACTCGTCGGGATCAAGACCTAACCAAACAGCGCGATCATGGGGACTGGCGCGTTTAGCAAGTTCGATTACCGGCGGAAATGCAGCCATCGTTGATTTCCATATTTTAAAAGATGGATGTGACCATAAAAAAAAAGCATACATTCTCGCAAATAAACGAATGACGAAAAAATAAAAAATAAATAATGTTTCGCCACTCTCAAGTCTACGTTTACACCCTTGAAGATTTAAAATATAGTTTTTATTTGTATTATGAGAAGATGAAATGTATATCTTAAAATATAATTCACAACTGGTGAATTATATTTTTTTATTTGTTTTTTATTTTACTTATCTTAACATCATGATCATTATCACACACTATAACACGTTTGCCGTTTACATTCATCTGCGCCCACCGCGCTGACCATGACTGTCGCCCGACCTGGAAAATGTAGAACGAGATTGATGTAAATCAGAAGAAGAAGAAGCGCGTCTCAAAACTGGAACATACGAATCATTGTCTCCTTCTTCGCCGCCATTATGACCGACATTCTGTTGGCGCGCATCGTTTCGCGTCTCACACATCAGCTTGCCTCCGAACATTCCGGTCACATTAACTGCCTGACAAGAATGCTGGCCGTTGGCAACATTGGACACGTCGAACTCAACATATTCGCCTTGAACCAAAAATCGATACTGCTCTTCTGCGACCTTGACGTTGGAATGATGAACAAAAATCTCGCTTCCAACCTTCAAGTCACTTCCAGAGACACCTTGAACGACGGTCAAAAATCCGAATCCCGTCTTCATATTGAACCATTTTACACATCCTGCCAATTTCTTATCACACACTGATCCTGCTGCTGCCATTTTATACTGTTGTTGTTTGCTTGCGTGTTGCTTGCTTATAACATTATTAGCGATACATCTTTAAGTATATTTGGATATATAATAATATTACCATTACCATACATGTTTATAATGTCGATCCGTGATAAAAAGAATAAACGTATTATTTATTTTATTATTTTTCTAATTACTTGAATTAGGATTTTCTCTCGATTCTCTCTACAATTCAACTCTAAAGAAACGAATAAAAAATTAGATTGGATCGACATTGGATTCAAATATATACAACCTTGTTGTAAGAAGGAGTTTAGAGAGATTTGAGAGAAAATCATAATTCAAGTAACTATAAAAATAATAAAATAATAGAAAATAATAAAATAAATAAAGTTTAATAATTGATAATAAAAATAAATATTTTTTATATATAATAGTATTTTTGTATTTCATTTTAAAATATTATTTGCTCATTATATTAAAATAAATAAGTAAAACAATAAATAAAAAATAAATGATTTCATCATTATTGAGCGGAACAACAAGCATTCATGATTTATTTTATCCAAAATTAGAACCATTTTCATTATTTTCTTCAGACTCCACAACTGACGCATCAGGCAACCCAGTCGATGCATCGGGCAACCCGACATCATCAGGGGGAATGTTTGGCATGGGCAGCATGTTTTCGTCTTCGTCATCTTCTACAGACGCATCAGGTAACCCGGTCGACGCATCGGGTAATCCAGTCGACGCATCAGGTAACCCGACATCATCAGGGGGAATGTTTGGTATGGGCAGCATGTTTTCATCTTCGTCGTCTTCTACAGACGCATCGGGTAACCCGGTTGACGCATCAGGTAACCCGACATCATCAGGGGGGATGTTTGGCATGGACAACATGTTTTCATCTTCTTCTACAGACGCATCGGGTAACACGGTCGATGCATCAGGGAATCCAGTAAACACGACGAATCCGTCGATTGCGCCATACCTTGATTTTTTCAAAAGTTTGTTTTTTTTATTTGTTCAAATTTGCATTATAGGATACCTGGGGTCGTCGTTTCTAACATTGGTTCGTATGTCGGGTTCGAAACCGTTTCTAGATAAATTCATGCCGTCTGATATTAATGCGTATCCGTATTGTACCCCATCTGATCCAAAACTATCGGGTGAAGGCGCACAACACGTCGAAATCGACGACGATTCTTTATACTCATTCGGCTTTCCGTATAATTTATATTGCGACCCAGGAGATGAAGACGGAAACACGTGTTCAAAAACATGCGGCGTTATAAAACGCGAACTAAAAGATCAAAATGCATTTTTTAAGTATACTTCCTATGATTTTTGGATCGCCATGTCATCTAAACACACCTATGCCACACTTAGAGCATTTATTAAAATGGTAGTCACAAGTTTAAATTCAATTGTGAAACAAGACCGAAGCGACGCGTATGGAATCGTAGAGAACATTGTCATGGTAATTGGTCTGATTTTTATGTACATTGTCGGACTATCCGGAGGGTTTGTGGGATTTTTTTTGACATACGCGTTTCAAATGTACAATTCCGGTTTTGTGTTTTTTGGACTGGCGTGGACATTTGGACTCTTTTTATTATCATGGATACCCCCCCTTTTAAACTTCTTTGGATTTATTTTCCAGTTCATATTATTGTTTATATGGATCCCATTCACACAGATAAATGAAGCTACACAATCCAAGATGGTTTTTGAAATATTCCATAAGAAAAAAACATTATTAATGCTACTTTTTTGTTTGGGAATGATAATGAATGCATTCAATTACCTAAAAGAAAATGAACCGTATTACGTAGTCGTTGCCGTTGTATTATTTTTATTCAACATGTATTCATCTAAACTAGCTTGAATTATGTGAAAAATATATCAAAAAAAATATATCAAGCTGAAATACATCTAAAGACATAATGAAGTATAAATGTAATCAATCCATTGCGAAAATGACAGCAACGCCCGATTTACCTGATTTACCGGAGTTACTACCGTTTGTAAGTATATGCACGCCAACATTTAATCGAAGACCATTTATTGCGAATTTGATAAAGTGTGTTGACGGTCAAACGTACCCAAAAGAGAGAATGGAATGGATTATTGTGGACGATGGAACGGATAAGATTGAGGATTTGGTTTCTAATCATCCGCTTGTTTCGTATTTCAAGTTTGATAAAAAAATGTCTCTCGGTAAAAAACGAAACGTGATGCACAATAAAGTGCGCGGATCCATCATTGTGTATATGGACGACGATGATTATTATCCGCCGGAACGCGTATCGCATGCCGTGGAAATGCTGATGAAAAATCCATCAGCGCTGTGTGCCGGAAGCAGCGAAATGTATATTTATTTTAAAGACACAAATCAAATGGTGCAGTTCGGTCCTTATGGGTCGAATCATGCGACTGCGGGAACATTCGCATTTCGAAAAGAATTGTTACACGAGCATCAGTACAATAACAACGCATGTTTGGCAGAAGAACGGGAATTTTTAAAAGGATACACGGTTCCATTTGTTCAGCTAGAGTCCATGAAGACAATTTTGGTTTTTTCTCATCGACACAACACGTTTGATAAACGCACCTTGTTAAAGGATCCGTTTAGTAATGTCATGCGTCTCTCTGAAAAAACGGTTCAAGATTTTATAAAAGATGAAAATGTTGTGGATTTTTTCATGAACCTTGAACCGCTGCTTCTTGCGTATCCGGATGGCGAACCTGAAATGAAACCGGATGTTATGAAGGAAACAAAAGTGTTGATGAAAAAAAAAGAAGACATGAAAAGAGCCGTTATTAAAGATCAAAATGAAAAAAAAAGACGTTACGATGAAATGTCAAAAAAAAATCCTGAAATTTTTCAAAAAATAGAATCCCAGCAAAAAATCATTTTTGAATTACAAGATGAAAATTATAAACTGAAAGAACAAAATCGTCAATTGAAAGAACTTTATGGCAAATCTCTTCGAGAGAATATG